TTTCGCTGGAATCGATTCATGGCAACAGGACCAATGTTGACAAGATGAGCGGCGCGCAGTCTGGCCGGGCGCTGGAGCTGATGAACCAGGGGTTGCTGTGGCTGGCGGATCGGCTGCGGATTACCTATGGCCAGAATGGCTTGCTGCCGTTGATCAGGATGCTGTGTCTGGCGTCGGAAAAGATGAGCATCAGCGTTGGCGGCAAGCCGGTGGGCCGGCTGAAGGCGGATGGGATTTCGCTGAAATGGGCGCGGTTTTCGCCGCCGAGCTATGCCGAGAAACTGCAGGAGGCGCAGGCCTACCGGACGCTGCGCGATGGCGGTTTGATGTCGCAGGAGACGGTTATCAGCAAGATTGCGGCGGATAATGACATTGAGGATCTGGACCAGGAAGTTTCCAGAATCAGCAAGGATCAAGCGGCGATCGATGCAAGATTGCAGCGCCAGCAGGCGAAGGTGACGGCGGCGGAAACGGATTTGTGAGGAATTTAGATGGCTGAGGAAATCGTCAAACCGATTATGGCGCTGGAGAAGCTTGCCGGCGCCGCGGATGCGGATGTGAAAGCGATGCTCTCTGGCATTCTGAAGGCCGGGGAGAAGACGATGGCCGAGATGGATGCGTTGAAGATCCGGCTGGAGGTTGCCGAGAAGGCGACGATGGATGCGACGGAGGCGGCGGTGAAGAAGGTTAAACGTTCCAATCTGGTGGCGGCGGCAAAGGCGGCCGGTGCCATCGATGCGACCGAGGCGTTGAATTTCATCAAGCTCGGCGAAGTGACGGTGAGTGATGTCGGGGAGACCAACGCGGCGGAGTTGATCGCCGGCCTGAAAGCGGCCAGGCCGCATTTATTCGGCAAGTCGAGCAGTTCCGCCGCGGCGGCCTCTCCCGCTGCCGCGGATGCGGCAAAGAAAAGTGTTCTATCCATGACCAAGGAAGAATACGCCGCCGCGAAAGCCGCTGTCATTAAACGGTAAGCTCCAGTCCCAGAGTCCAAAAGTTTTTTCGCTTCTTTTTGTTCACAAAAAGGAGACTTCCCTTTCTGTCTAGCCGTGCGGGCCGGTTGCCCGTTTCACGTTGCCCGCACGGGCGAACCTAAGGAATGATCATGGCGATTAATAATTTTCCGGTTGCTTTGCAGAGCATCATTCAGCAGAATTTTTTGGAGCGGGAATTTCAGACCTCGCTACAGGCGAAGCTTGGATTTCGCGCCATTGCCGACCGGATGGATTTTCCGAACAGCATCGGCGAGACCATCATCAAGACCCGGGCCGGGTTGCTGCAGGCCAGCACCACGCCGCTGGTGCCGGCGAACAACACCAATTTCGATAACGGCCTGACGTCGCAGAGCTGGGGGGTTGAGCAGTTCACGCTCTCGATCAATGAGTATGCCAATACCATCGATTTGAACACGGTGACCGAGCGGGTTGGGCTCGCCGGGCAGTTTCTGTTGAATGCCTCACGGCTTGGCGAGCAGGCGTACCGGACGCTGGATACCTTGGCGCTGAATGCGTTGCGCAATACCTATATGGGCGGCAACACCGCCGTGAAGACCACGCTGGGCAGTGCCGGCACCGCCGTGCATGTTGATGATATTCGTGGATTCCAGACGACCCTGAACAATGCGGGCCAGGTTGTGGCGGTGAGCGGCAGCAATCCCGTGCTGGTGACCGTGGGATCCGATTCCTATACGCTGGTTGGCTCGACGCCGGATGGGACCAATGTGAGTGCGGCGCTGCAGCAGGGCGGAATTTCCGGGACGCTGACTTTTTCCGGCAATGTTACGGTGGCGGATGCGACAGCCGGTAATGCGGTTGTGTCGGCGATTGCGCCGGTGATTTTGCGGCCGAATAATCGGGCGACAACGGGCGCCTTGGTGGCCGGTGACACCTTGTTGATGGTGACGACGATTTTATCCGCTGCCAGCACGATGCGCGATAATAATGTGCCGGATATTGACGGCGCCTATAACTGCTATTTGTCGAACCGTCAGTTGCAGGGGCTGTTTTCGGACTCGGCCTTCCAGCTGCTGTTCCGTGGTGCCTATGGGTCGGAGGAATATCGTCAGGGTAGCGTGTTCGAGTTGATGGGCGTGCGCTTTGTGCCGGTCAATAATGTGGTGCTGCCGCAGGTGGTTGGCGGCAATAATGTCTATCGGGCGATTGTGTGCGGCCAGGGCGCGTTGATCGAAGGCGATTTTGCCGGGCAGGATGCCGAGGATACGCCGGGCAATATCGGGCAGAAGGTGACGGTTGACGGGATTACCATGATTACCCGGGAGCCGATGGACCGGCTGCAGGAAATCATTGCGCAATCCTGGAAATGGATCGGCGGTTTCTGTGTGCCTTCGGATACCACGGCGAATCCGACGGTGATTCCGACCGCCAATAATTCCGCATTCAAACGCGCGATCGTCATCGAAAGCCTGTAATGGCCCGGGCGGGCAAGACGGCGGCGCGGGTGCGGGTGGTGCTGCCAGGGGATTTGCCGTCCGGCCTGCGGCTTTGCGGCGCTTACGGGTTTATCGATGACTATGGCGATCGCTGGCACTGGGATGACGGGCAGGTGGTTCGCAATCCGTTTCTGATCGACATGCTGATCAAGCGCAAGGCGCCGGTTGTGGTGGTTTAGGAGCCGTTCGGATGAGCAATAGCGTTACCGAAACCGATCCGGTGCAAGCCTATGTGGCGAGCGCGCTTAGCGATGACGAGAAGGCGAATATTCGGCGCTTTTGCGGTTATCCGGCTTACGGCGCCGGACCTTCCGGCTTTCAGGGCTGGCGGTTTTTCCAGGCCTACGGTTTGCTGGAATATCGGCTGGGCGTGCAGGCCGATGGGGTGACGCCCAATCTGGCGCCGGCGGAATTGTCGATCCTGCGGCAGTACCTGGCGGCACTTTATACGCTGGAGGCGGCTATTCCTGGGGCCGGGGCCAATCTCGATACGGAATCCGCCGCGGTTTGGGTGCATAATGCGAATGAGGTTGCAGACCGGACCGCGCTTTATGATCAGTGGTGCCGGCGGCTTTGTCAGTTTCTGGGGCTGCCGCCGGGACCGGGGCTGGCGGGCGGCGGCAACAGCGTCAATCTGGTGGTGTGATGGTCAGCGGGGCGACGATTGCCGCCAAGGTCGCTTACGGGCTTGGGATATCGGGGGCGAAAGCCGGTTTTCCTTTACAGTGGTACCGGCCTGCCGGTAGCGGGCCGGTGATTGCCGCCGGTAATCTGCAAGGCTCGGTCAGCGCCATCGTGGCGCCGGCGACGAATTTTCTGGCTGCATCCGGGATGTGGGGAAAGGGTGACCGGTTCGGGGCATTCGATCCGACGAATTTCCTGGCCGGCGATTATCTTGCGGGGAGCGATACGCTTTTTCTGGCGGAGATCGTTCCCGGAGCGGCGGCGGTGCGGCTGGTGCTTTGCAACGAGGTTTTCAGCTGGTCGAAAATGAGCGATCCACCGCCGGGTCCGGGGTTTCGGCCCGGGGTGCGGGTGGCGAGCCCGGTGGTGACGGGCTGGCCGGGCTGGTTGCAGCCTTCCGATAAGAAATCTCCGGGCGAGCTGCATCTGCCGGGGGCTGTGGATATGCCGAGCGTGGCGGTGTTTTTGCCGGTGTCGATTCCGGGTCAGATTGTCCGGGGCGATCAGCTGCAGACCGGAGCGCTTCTGCCGATCACCTATACGGTGGAGAGCGCGATCCATTCCCCGAATGGCTGGCAGATTACCGCGGTCCGGGCCGGCGCCTAATGATGCGCGCAATGATTGAGGACATGAAAATGACGACGAATGCGGAAACAAGTGCAAGCGTGGCGTTGGTTGCGGCGGTTGAGAATGCGGAGATTCACCGGCGCGCGGCGGTGGTCAAGGCGCGGGCGGCGGATGCCGCGCGGGCAAGATGCGCTGATCTGGTCGCGCGCGCGGCGACCGGCGCCGAGATTGATGCCGCGTCGCTGATGCAGGCGCAGGACGAGGTGCGGGTAGCTGCGGCCGAGGCTGATATTGCGGATGCGATTCACCGCGGTGCCGAAAGGCAACGGCAGGAGGCCGAGGTTTCGGTTTGGTTGGAGCAGGCGAAGAGCCTGAAGACGGCGGTGGAGCGGCGGTTGGACGAACGGTTTGCGGCAGCGGCGGCGGTGGATTTGTGCCGGGCTGAGCTGAACCGCGCGATCGGCCAATTCAATCATGCCGGGCAGGGGTTTTTGAGTGCGAGGATTGCGGCGTCGCAGTTCACCGCGGACCGGGAGGCGAGGATTGCGGCCAATCCGGTTCTGGCGGCAATGCCGGCGGGCACGCATCCGAATGCAAAAAATAATTACGGTGCCGAAGTTCGGCAGGTCCGGGCAGCGGTGTTCGACGCAAATGGCGGCTTGGACCGGCCGGTGGCGATTGAAAGTCTGGCGCGGCGCGAAGCCTTTCTTTGGGGCCGGAAGGTTTTCGAGGCATAGCGGCGATGGCGACCATCGACGACGTGGAGCAGGGCGTTTGCAGCGCGCTGGCGGGGCTGCTGTTTCCGGGGCAGGGATATCTGCCGGGCGCGGTGGCGACCTGCGAGGCGGCGTGGTCTGGGGCGAATGGCGCGCCCCGCTATGCGATACCGGCCAAGCTTTATGTCGGCGAGCCGGTGACTGCCGGGCTTGAGGCGGATGTATTGGCCGGTGTTTCAAATGTCGGGGTGATGCGGGTTGCGGGTGCGACGCGCGATGTGACCCGCTACAGTCCGCATTGGGTGACAACCGGTTGCAGCATTCCGACGCTGTTGGCGGCGGTTGAAACCGGGCGGGTGACATTTGGCGGAATGGCCGGTGCTGGCCAGGTTGCCGCCGTTACGGCGGGCGGCATTTGCTACGCGTATCGGATGTCGGCGAGCGATAGCCCGGCTAGCGTTGCGTCGGCCTTTGCCGGGCTTATTCCGGGCGCGGTGGCGAGCGGCGCGGTGCTGAACGCGGCGTCGATCGATGCGGCGAATGTTGTCGCGGATCAGCCGGCGTTCTGGCGGACCGGGCAGAATGAGACCCAACTGCAGGTGGCGATTATCGCGGTGCCGTTCGCCGGGGCCGACGGGCCGCTGGTGCGGGCGGCTTTGACCCGCGCGGTGTACGGGATTGAATCCGCGATGCGGCCGAATGGCAGCCTGACCCGGTTTATCGGGCTGCCGGATGGCACGACCGCGCAGATTATCGGGTCGGACGAGCGCGATGATGACACGGTGCGGCGGGACGACATTTGGCGCCGCTGGATTACGTTCCGGCTTAATTACGATGTCGGCATCAGCCAGCTGCAGCCGGCGGTGCTGGCGCCGCTGGTCGTGTTGGGGACGAAGGCGACGGGGATAAGGTGGGCCGGCAACGGCGCGCCGGTGGCCGGGATTTTTACCGATGGCGATGGTCAGCTTGTTACCGATGCGAGCGGCAATTTGCTGGGAGCGTATTAGATGACGGATACCGTAACGATTATCGCCCCGGCTGTCGCATCGGTTGGCGTCGCGTTTGCGGTCAATGGCACGGTGGAGCCGGCGGGCGATGCCGTGCAATTGCAGCTTGATACGCAGGATATCTCGCTGCCGAGCGGCGCATGGGTGGCGGCGACCACGGCGGCCGCTACGTTTGCCGGGGCGGTTGAGATTGTGGCGCCGGGCGTATGGTATGTCTGGGCCTATGATCCGATTACCGGGGCTTCCGCCGCGTCTTCTGCGATTGCCGTGGCGGCGCCGTTTGTGAATGCGGTGGAGGGCGTACCGGTTTCAACGTCTGTCGCGGCGTCGTTGCTGGGCGGCAGTGCGGCGGGCGAGACGCCGGATGAATTGACCGCGGCGGCGGCGGCGACCGATACCGATACCGCCTTGGTGGCGCAGGGTGGCAAGGTGCTTTTCGCGCAGGCTTTCTCGGCGATCTGGACCTGGGTACAGGGGCATCTGCCCGGCTATTTGTTGCCGCAGGTGACGATTGCCGTTGCCGGGACCGTGCAGCTTGATAATTCGGCGCATAATCAGCGGCTGCTTTTGATTACCGCCACCGGCGTCACGATTGCGCCGCTGGTGAGTTCGATGGGGCCGGGTTTTGTCTGCGATGTGATCAATGCTTCCGGTTCGACGGTGGCGCTGTCGGGGCTGGTTACAAATAACGGTTCCGGAACGATTGCGGCGGGTGGGATTGCGCGGATATTGGCGGCCACGCCACCGGGCGGGTCGCTCACCGTGTACGCGCATCTATGACGGCGACCGATATCACCAGTCTGGGGCGGCTGGTTTTGGCGGCACCTGGCGTGGCACTGCAGAGCGGTGCGGTTTCCGTTGGTTCGAGCGGCGGCGACGGCGGCGGTGGCCCGAGCGGGCTTGCCGATGTCACGCTGCTGAGCGGCCCCGGACAGAGCAATGCCGGCTATGCCGAGACCCAGGACGGCGCGTTTCTGGCGATGGCGCAGGCGGTATCGTTCTACCTGCAGGGTACGGGAACACCGGCGGTGCTGACGGCATGGGTGAATGCCGGCCAGGCGGGTACGGAAGTGTCTGGGATTGGCGTCATGGAGATTGTGACGCCGTCATTATATGGCGGCGCGTTTCTGGCGAATGCGGCGGGGGCGTCGTTCTCCGCGGCTTCGGCCGCGAGTGCCGCATTGGGCAGCTGTGGAACCGGTTATGCCGAATACGTGGCCGGGCTGAGCGGCACCCAGCTTGGCCAGATTGATGCGCTGGTTTCGTATTGGGGCGAGAATGATAGTCTTGAATACGGACCGACGAATAAGGCGGTTTACAAGGCCGCGTTGACCAACCTGCTGGCGCAAATACGTTCGATGCTGGGCAAGAGTGCGGCGGAGCTCCCGATGATTTTTTTTGGTCCGCCCTATGGATTGTTGCCGAATTATATCACCTATCCGCCGGCGTTGCGGGAGGCCTGGGCGGAGCTGGATGCGGATGCGGCGCTGAATTTTTGCTGGGCGGTGCGGCAGAGTTACGACACGATCTCGCGCAATGAATCCTGGAATGCGGCGACCGGCGTTGCGAGCGGCGGCAATACCGATGGCGGGCACCGCAGTGCCACGGATAATGTGATTTTATTCAAACGCGCTGCGCTGCCGGCGGCGCGCGCGATATTGCGGGCGAATGGCTTACCGGCGACGCTGATTCCCGCAGCGCTGGGGTCCGGGCTTGGGCCGGTGGTGAGCGATGCGACGCTGGTTGGCACCGATCTTAGCCTGACCATCACGCATGATGGCGGCAATGATCTGATCGTGCCGCTATTGGCGAGCCAGGGTGTTGGTTTCGCGCTGATGGATGGCGGCGATACGGCATCGCCCGGGAATATAATTCAGGCAGTTTCCTGCGTTCGGGTTGATGCGACGCATTTGAAGGTGACCCTGGCGAGTGCTCCGGTAAATCCGCATCCGCAGTGCCGGCTGTTATATCCGTGGGCCGGCGAATATTGGACGGTGCAACCCGATACCGAAATTGGCCGCAGCTGCGCGGTGACGGATAATTTTGCGACCGTCAGCAAGCCTGCCGGCTTTGATATCAATGCCGCACTTGGCGCCGGTTGGGCTGCCAATATGCCGCTTTGTTCCCCGGTGACCGTTACCGGAACTGGTGCATCCGCAAGCGCTGCATTTGGCATCGCGCTTAGCGCTTAAATTCGAGGGCGTCGCATGCCCGATACTGATTGGACCGCCATGCTGGAAGAAGAAGTGAATCTAAGTTTGCTCAAATCCGAGGTGGCGCGTCTTAGTATTGATTTTTATGCGCATGCCCGGAAGGTTGACGAATATATCCTGAAGATCATGGAGTTCATGTCCGAGGAGGTTGGCGCCAGGAAAGAGCGCGAGAAAAACCTTTCCGAACGAACCGCTTCGCTGGAAATGACCTGGACGAAAGTGATGGCGATGGCGGCAATGATCGGCGCTTTCACCTCGCTGCCGTCGATCATTCATCTCATCCATCCATAAAGGATTTTGCATGGTATTCGCTCCCACGCCGCCGCGCCATCATTTGCCGGCGCAGCTGCTGCCGCTATCTGCAATTACCGCAACGGCGGTGCAGCAGTCCGGCGGGTCTTCCGGCTCAATCGCCATCGTTGGCGCGCCCAGCAGTGGCATTGCGGGGACCGCGTTGGCATTGGCCGGCACGATATCGCCAGCATCGAGCGCCGTGCAGGTTGGACTTTCATCCTCGGGGAGCGTGGCGCCATCGAGTTGGATTGCCGCCACCGTATCGGGTACCGGCTGGACCGCAGCGCTGACGCCGTCCAGCGCCGGCACGTTTTTTATCTGGGCCGAGCAAACCGGGGCCCCGTCGGTGCAGACCAATTCCGGCGCCGTTATCATTGCCGCTGGAAGCAGCGTGGCGATTAGCAGCCCGCCGACGACCGGGGTGGCTGGCACCGCGCTGTCGCTTGCCGGCACCGTGTCACCCTCCGCAACCGCGGTGCAGGTTGGGCTTTCAAACTCCGCAACCGTGGCGCCGAGCAGTTGGACCAATGCGACGGTTTCCGGCACCGGATGGACCGCGGCACTTACGCCGGCAACTGCCGGGACCTATTACATCTGGGCCGAGCAAACCGCCAGCACCAGCGTGCAGGCGGTATCCGCGGCGGTGACAATTGCGGCCTCCGGCGGTTCAGGGCTGAGCTACATCCTGATTAGTGGATCCGGCAACGGCTCGCTGACGGGCGTGACGCTTGCCACCACAACTACCGGATCGGCGCCGGCGACGGATTGGAGTCCGAGCATTGCGCGCTCTGCCGCCGACGTGGCGCCGAACGTCACCCTATCGTCGATCGGCAGCATAACCGCCGCGAAATTCTGGTTCGACACGAGCAGCTCAGGCGTGACGCCCGGTACATATGGCAACGCGCTGCTGAACGGCAATAATATCGGATTCTACGAAAATTCCGATGGGTTTGGCACGCCGACCTGCGCGCCGGCGGCGCCGAGCGCGGCCGGAACCTATTACGGCAAATACGCCTTCTACAATAGTTCAGGCACGCTGCTTGGCGTGTTCACGACCAGCGCCATCACCGTCAGCTAAAGGAATAATCAGAATGACAATTGTGCAACAAGGTGCGATTAATACGACCGCGCTGATTGTTCCCGATCTGTATGTGCAGATCGTGCCGCCGCAGAATCTGCTGCTGAACGGCGTGCCGACCGATGTGCTCGGTATTGTCGGCACAGCGCCATGGGGGCCGGTTAACTCGCCGGTTATTGCCGGGAGCATGAGCGACTTTGCGGCGTCTTTCGGCACGCTGGTGAACCGGAAACATGATCTTGGTACGCAGGTGGCGATTGCGGTGTTGCAAGGCGCTTCGAATTTCCGCCTGGTACGGGTGAGCGACGGCACGGATACGCAGGCGCAGGTGGTAATTCAAAGCACCTGCCTGACGGTGACCGCAAAATATACCGGTAGCGCGGGTAATGGGATTGTCGTGACGCTGGCGGCCGGTTCGGCTGCCAATACGACGCAGGCGGTGATCGCTCTGCCGGGCGCGACCCCGGAGATTTACAACAATATCGCCGGGTCCGGCAACGCGTTCTGGGTCAATCTGGCGGCGGCGATCAATAGCGGGAATAGCGCGCTGCGCGGGCCATCGCAGCTGGTGACCGCGGTTGCCGGCGCCGGCACCGCGGCGCCGAGCTTGACCAGTTATGGCTTGACCGGCGGTACCGATGGGGTGACCTCGATCACCACCGCATCGCTGATCGGGGTCGATAGCGCGCCGCGGACCGGAATGTATGCGCTGCGCGGGCAAGGCTGCGGAATCGGAGTGCTTGCGGACCTTGATGATTCTGCTTCCTGGACGACGCAGATCGCCTTTGGTTTGTCCGAGGGCGTGTATATGGTGATGACGGGACCTGCCGGCGATAATATCGCCAATGCTGTTTCCACCAAGACGAGTGTTGGCGTGGATAGCTATGCCGGCAAGCTGATGTTTGGCGACTGGCTGTATTGGTATGATCCGGTGAATGCGGTGACCAGGCTGTGCTCGCCGGCGGCCTTTGCCGCCGGCCGGCTGGCTAATCTTTCGCCGGAACAGTCCTCGCTGAACAAGCAGATTTATGGCGTGGTCTCGAGCCAGAAGTCAGGCGCGCCGGGGGCGCCGACCTACTCCACCTATGCCAACGCGGACCTCTCCGCTTTGCTGGGTGCCGGCATCGACGTTATCTCGAACCCGCAGCCGGGCGGCGCGTATTGGGGCGTTCGCGGTGGCCATAACACATCGTCGAACAATGTGATTGACGGCGATAATTACACGCGTCTGACCAATTACATCGCGGCCACGCTGGCATCGGGCATGGGGCAGTATGTGGGACAGCTGGTCAACGCGACATTGTTTCAGAATATCAAGGCGACGCTGCTTTCGTTCCTGAGCGGGATGCTGACCCAGGGCATGCTTGGCAGTAGCAATGGCAGCCTGCCATTCGCGGTGGTGTGCGATACCACAAATAACCCGCAAAGCCGTACCGCGCTTGGATATGTCCAGGCCGATGTGCAGGTACAATATCAGGCGATCAACGAGAAGTTCATCGTCAATGTGCAGGGTGGGCAGTCGGTGGTGGTTTCGCCGACCGCGACGATTCCGCAGCATTAAACGGTTCAGGTTTTAAAGAGGATTACATCTTGTCGTCATATACCATCGGCGAGGACGTTC